AATTGGCTCAATGTATTCGGGAGCTTCCAGATTGATATCAATAAGCTGTTCGACCCTTTCCTTTGGCACACTGGCTTTACCTGATAATATTGCTTGCTTAGCATCATCTCCAACCTCATCAGCAACCTTATCTACGGCTTGGCTGAATCGCTCGTCATTTTTAATTGTTCTGCCAGTTACACCATACTGCTTACCTATTTCTTCAGCGGTGTTGATGGATGGGAAATTTTTTCCTATCCTCATTCCCGGAACCTGCCCACCATGTGATTGCTTTCTTGCGCTATAAAGCTTCCCCCGATAATAGCTGGCTTCCTGTTCAGTTAAATTTCTGCGCCCTAATTGGTTTATTAATATCCATTCTTTGGCAGCATCCCTATCAGGCAATTCTACTTCTACAGTTTTATATTCCAGCCCGCTCTCTTGCGCAATTTTGTACCTGTGATAACCATCCAGCAATATGCCTTGCCAGGTTACCAGCGGATCTCTGATACCTTCAGCCAACACGCTTGTCTTTAGCTTTTCAAACTCCTCAGCGGACAAGGGTCTTATGTAATTTCTAAACTCATTGTCAATTTCCATGCCACTCCTTAACAAAAATGCCCGCCGGCCACATGATCAATTAATTTGCTTAGAATTAATGCTGTGACCAGCGGGCATTTATGATTGATCTTTACATTAATTCTAAGCATACGTCAATTATACCACAATTCCACTTGTGCGCCATTATGCGTATTTTGTGCGCGTCAATGCAATGGCGATATATTTTATGTAACGATAATATGTCCAGGACTAATATTCGCAGTATGAAAATACAGTTTTCGGTATAGCAGGAAAGTTTTGTCAATTTGTTGACAGAACTTCGGTATAACGAAAGTTGTATCAAAGTTTTGACATTTCTATCGGGTATAACCGATAAGTTTTGGTAATTCAGGGTTTTATCGATTATGGTCGACAGGTTTTAGATGTTAGCTATTTTGCTAAAAATTGCCTTTTTGTTTACGATACTCACGGATTTTGTCTATTATAGGGTTAAAATTAACGAATTTCTGGGGATCTGGCATGCTTTTGTTCATGTAAAAATTTTAGAATATTTAATACGTAAACTACCCCGCAGCAAGCTGACGGGGCATTGTCCCTGAACCACTAAGGCTCGAGACCATTGGCGAGTTTACGGTCGCCCTGGCAGCAATGTTCACTGCCGCATTGTAATCAGCGTTTGCAGAGTAACCGCATTGATTACAGGAGAAATTAGATTGAGATTTGCGATTGGACTTAGAGACATGGCCACATTGAGAACAAGTTTGACTCGTATATTTTGGATCGATGAAAATAATTGGAACCCCAGCGAGTTTAGCCTTGTAAACAATTTTGGCTCTCAAATCATAGAATGCCCAATTAGCATGTCTTGCTCTCTGCTTGCGTCTAACAGTTGCCTCTCGAATACCGCTCAAGTCTTCAAGAGCGATAGCCCGCTGAGTGTCTTGCGCTTTTTCTACAAGACGTTTGCTAATCAGATGGTTAGTATAAGATTGAAATCTGGATTGCTTTCCAGAGATTTTCTTGAGTTTGCGCTTTGCGGATTTAGTTCCTTTCTTTTGCAGGTTCTTACGGCAATGTTCGAATTTGCGGCGATTTTCATCAATAGCCTTACCGCTAAACTGCTCACCGTCGCTATCAGAAGCGATATTTACAATGCCAAGATCAACCCCGAGAATCCCATTAATATCAATTGGCTTAGGCTCTTCAACTTCACAGGAAACAAACAGATAGAATTTGCCTTTTATATAGCACAAATCGCTTTCTCCACGGTGGCCACTCAACAGCTCAAGCTGACGTTTGCCAGCAGAGAATGGGATATGCTGGCGGCCGTCAATTGTCCAGATGGATACCTCTTTACGTTCAAGGTTGAAAGAGAGAATGCGGTTATCAAAAGCAATTGCCCCGTGTCGTTTAAAGATGTGTTTTGCCTTGTGGTCAATCTTATAAGCATCGGCCACTTTGGATATACATCTGACAACTACCTGAGCGGAAAGTTGAAACGTGTCCCGAATTTCCCGATAAATCATTTTGTGCAAAGGAAACTGACTAAACACGTTATTTTCCCACGCCCGATTACTGATATAATTACAAGCAGCGTTCGCCATCTCAAGGGTTTTGAGAAGTGCTTGTGCTTGTTCAGGCATAGGCAGGAGCTTAATTTGTGCAGTCAGTTTCATACTTGTAGTATACCACAAACTCAAATATTTGACAAGAAAGGAGATAGCGCTTCCTCCCCGTTGCAAGCAAACAGGGTATCTGCGCTGTAATATAAACGACCCGCCTCGGTGCGCTGGCTGTTTCTTACATGCCTGTAAGGTTGCCCTGCTCCAACTTCGGCTGGCCATGCCTTGCTGGAATGCCTCGCGTGGCGGGTACTGTTAGAATTATTATAGCACAAATCTTTGTATTCATTTGAGAAAAGATGTATACCAAAAACCATTTCAGTATACATTGCGTTACAAAACAACCAGCCCCGAAGGGCTGGCGCTAAATGTTACCTCCACCCTACATCCATAAGGACTTCAAGTGGATTAAGTTTATTATACTACTATTCCTACATCTCCGTTTCATCCGCCTCTTTCTCTTGCCCAACAAATTAGGGCTGCACCAACAATCTTCATCCACGGGATGGGAGTTCCTGCATTTTGGAACTGTGCGAAGTAGTCATCGAATCGAGCTTTGGTGCGCATTTCTTGCCCATCCCTTGAACGCTTTTTCCACGTGTCTCCCCACCGTTTCCCGTCCTCGTCCAATTGGCTCGTTAGAGCTTCTATGAACTCTGGTACATAATCTACTAATTTATCTTTATACATTTTGACTCCTCAGATGTTTTAATTGTTGTTTTTCTGCGTATGGCATGTTCCCATCACGCCGCCATCAATCATGCTCCACCCTACATCCATATGGACTTCAAGTGGATCACAGGTATTATACCACTTTCCCCCATCTAATGTAGTGGGGGGCGAACACTCTTGCGCTTAGAGAAAACAGCCCGCCCCCCAAGCCTGATGCTCTCCGCCTCGATGTACAGCGAGACCCGCAGAGAACAGAGCAGGAACAAGCAAAACCGCATCAGGGAGTACATATCCACTCATGCTGCCATTTGGACCTGCCGGTATTCGAAACCGGATCTTCCAGCCACCTCAGCTCAGGCGCTGGAGCACACCTGTCAGGCCCAGGTATTTACTTTAGAAATTTAGACAATATTTTTCTTTTGTAAAGTACGAATTTATTTTTATTGCCTTTCGTTATTTCAAGTCGTTCTTTTATTGTTTGAACATAATCATTCCAGCATTCTTTCAAGCTGTCGCCTATCCCGTAATCATAAAATAAGTTGTCTGAAGCTATAAATGTCCCATCAGACACTTCGATTTTTATGACCAGCTTATTCTTTTTTGGTTTCATTGCGGCTCAATTAATATTATGCCAGAATTTTGGTCTCCATCAGCTTTTTCTCACGGATAATTCTGGCATCATTTGGATGATTTTTCCGTCAAGCATTTTTCCATTTGCCTTTTTATTTCGTTTTATTCCGTCTGCTCCCCATGTTCCCCACTGCTTAAAGAAAAAAGCAACTTTTTGTCTATCCGCCTGAAACATGATTGAACGTACCCATTCGGGCTTCATAGGTCGCGCATTGACGCCGCTCTCTCCGCCAACAATCACCCAATCTATTCCTGACAAATCAAGATCCCCTAAATCTTCGAGTAATGGTTCGCATGATAGAAATCGAATTTTTGCTGGAATTGTTTGTAAAGCTTTGATTCGTGCTTTTGTGGCAACAGCTTCTACAGTTACTCCAAGCCACACATTTTCTGGAATCTCTCGCTGTGTAAAATATTCCGACATTCTACCGGCGCGTTTCGTAAGAATCTGATAACGGTGCCGTTTTGTTTGCTGAATTCTACGCATAACACTGTCAATAAAATCAAATGTCACGGCTTCATGAAACAAATCCGCCATAGAACAGACAAAAATTGAACAAGGATTAATCAATTTGAGTGGTTCATTAAGAACATCCTCATGCATAGTCGGAATAAATCCATTTTGATATTTTTGTACACCCATCGCCTTAAGTCTGTTGGCCATAGTTTCTGCGTAGCAATGTGCGCAACCTGTTGATAGTTTTGTGCAACCGGTTACAGGATTCCAAGTCGTATCTGTCCACTCTATCTTTGTAGTTTTCATTGCTGCTCCATTCCTGCTATATGGGAATTATAACACAGAATAGCAAGATTATCATAATCCAGATTTCGCTGATTGCGCTTTTCTGTAAGCCTTTTGTATACATTTAGCTGGGGATGAATACAAAGTTTTGTCAATTAATTGAATTTTGTCGGTTGTAATCGAAGTTTTGTCAATTTTTTGATTTTTGTCGATTATGTTCTACGGATTATGGCGTAATCGTTTGGCAAAAGTTGTGAGGGATTACGATATGGCTGGTAGGGGATGTATCCGGATTTCAATTGCGGCGTTTAGGTGACGCAACCGACATCCCCATCAGCCTGTATTTCCCGCTGCCATCCTACGCATCGGGTGGATAGCCCTCCTCCCTACATCCATAAGGACTTCAAGAGAATTAACAACATTATACCACATGTTTTTTTGATTTCAACATTATGTGCCCGCCTAAATTACCAATTTGGATATAGTAACCATACACATGTATGAGAGGATGCGTAAATAAATATTGACAATCTCTGCACAAGCGAAACGCAGAACCAACTCGAATAGCAAAGTCAATATATATACTGTTCAAAATTAGCCAACCCTGACTGCCGCCAAGTTTTTTAATCATTTTGCCCATAATTCATTTTGCCCCTTATTCGCGCTTTTATTCTGGGCAGTCTTGATACCAGCTAATCAGCCCGCGCCAAGACTTGAGTGCCAACTTGCCATTGGAGCTGTTCGGAGTTGAACCGAAATCATCTGACAGCCTCAGCTCAGGTGTCATAACGCACCCGCCAGCCCCATAAAACTACCAACCTTTCCAGTTGCAATAGCTCTCGTAATAATTAGTAGGCGTACCTTCAATGCCATTCTGCTTCCATGCCCGTCGCCGCGCCTTGTTCATCGCGCGTTTCCAGAACTTGCCCTGATGCAAGCCAGACCAAATATTTGGAACATATTTCACGCCTGCTTTATCTGCGCGTTCACCCTTGAACCGACGCCCCATATATTTTACACCCTCACATTACTATTCACTATCGCTTGCAGCCCGCGTTCCTTATCCCAGACGAAAGCTTGCGCGCGCCGCGTTGTACCAACAAATCCATTCTCAGCATGCCAGGCATCCGCAGCGGTAATGCTGCTAATTCGCCGGAATATAATCCCGCCCTTATCCAGTGTGTTCTCAGTATGCAAGTGCCCGAGATGGTACTCGCGCCAAACCGACTCACCCCAGGCTTCCGGTGCTTCCACCTGCATTAGCCCCTCAATACGTTTTCCCTCTTCAACCCCGTGCGCGAAGCCAATCAAGCTGGACCCATAACTGAAATATTTCCGGCGCGTTGGAGATAAGTTCACCTCAACGCCCTTACATTCCGCGTATCTTTGCGCCAGCCCAACGGTCGCAGTATAAGAAAGGACCGTATCGTGATTGCCTGGTATCCAGATGATTTTCACGGGCGCGATTGCCCGACATTGCTCCACCGCCCAAACCAGCAACTCCACGCCTTTGCTGTACATTTTTTGCCAGCGGGTATCACTATCCAATTGTGTTCCAGATGTTGTAGTGGTTTGTGGTGTGTCAAAGTGGAAGTAATCCTGCCCAATCGGGAACAATACCAACTCCGGCGCTCCAAACAATTCCGCTTTACTGAGCAAATCCGCAACTGTTTTTCGCCACAGCTTTTCAGCGATCTTCAGGTCATAATCTTGCCCGCCGGTTTCTTCACCCCATGCAAGCTTGCCAAGATGAAAATCCATTATCGGGAGTTCAAGCAGATACTTTCCGCCCTGATATTCGTATTCTGTCAGTTTTGGCTTAGGCAGGTTTTTGAATATTTCCAGCACCTGGTCGCTGGTCAGTGTGCCACCCAGCGGCTTGACCGTCAATGTCACCGAATATTTTCGGTTCGTATGCAGCCGCCCTTCCCCGTCCGCGTTTTTGATGGTTACGTCCCACGAACCTGTGATGAGCTTGCAAGTCACCACTTCCCACAACAGCGGGTCAAAGCCGCACTTTTTCATAATTGAGGTTGGCGACGCGGCTTC